GTTAGATGCTGTAGTATTTGCGACTAACGCATTAGTACCAATACCCGTATTGGCTGCTCCAGTTGTATTAGCTACTAAAGATCTATAGCCCGCTCCTGTATTCCCATTTGCAGTAGTAGTCGCTCCTAATGCCTCATAACCAAGAGCTGTGTTTGCTTGGCCTGTGGTAAGTGCATCACCTGCAAGACCACCAATAAGGGTGTTTTGAACGCCTGTGGTTACTGCTTCACCTGCTGAAAAGCCAACTGCGGTGTTGTATCCGTTTGTAGCTGAAGTAAAGTTTTGACTCTGTAATGCTGCATGTCCAATTGCTACAGACCTAGAACCTTGTGTATCCAAACTTAAAGCCTGAGTACCAACAGCAACATTATAATCAGCATCTGTAAAAGCATCGCCAGCTAATCCACCTATGAGGGTGTTGTAAATGCCTGTGGTTACTGCTGTACCTGAATTAAAGCCTACTGCCGTGTTGTAAGTATCGGCATCCGATGCAGGGTTCATTGCAGCCAATGACCCACTACCTATAGCAGTATTTTTTGCTCCATTTACATTACTTACTAAAGTTTCTGCACCAAAAGCAGAATTATGATCTCTGTCTGTAGAAACAGTACCAGCATTATAACCAACAAATGTATTTCTTTCAGACGTACTAAGGGCGGTACCTGCCTGATAACCTATTGCAACATTTTTATCACCCGTAGTAAGCGCAGTACCCGCTTCATCACCCACAACAACATTATAATTACCACCGCTTGCAATGCTGTTACCTGCGTTGACACCAAAGCGGACGTTAGAGGTTCCTGCGGAAGCCGTGATTATGTCTGCACCATCGGCAAAGGTTACGTCTGCGGCAAAGTTGACAGCACCGTCTACGTCTACCGCGTCAAGATTAGTAGTGCCGTCAACGTCTAGGTCGCCATTGAAGTCTACATTACCTGCGACAGCTAAGGTTGTAGCCATGTCCACGGCACCATCGATGTCAACAATGTCAAGGTTAGCTGTGCCGTCAATATCAATGTCGCCACTAATATCTAAAGAAGCACCCGTTAAGACACCAGCAACAGCCAGCGTACTGGCCATATCAACTGCGCCATCAATGTCAACGACATCTAGGTTAGTAGTGCCATCTACATCTAGATCACCATTGAAATCTACGTTACCTGCAACAGCCAGCGTTGTAGCCATATCTACAGCACCATCAATATCAACAATGTCTAAGTTTGCAGTGCCATCAACGTCTATATCGCCACTAATATCTAACGAAGCGCCTGTTAGAACTCCTGCAACGGCAAGTGTAGAAGCCATATCAACTGCGCCGTCAATATCTACAACATCTAGGTTGGTTGTTCCGTCTACGTCTATATCACCTGAGATGTCTAGGGAAGCTACTGTAGCTGTACCTGTAAGCGTAGGAGCAGTTAATGATTTGTTTGTAAGAGTTTGTGAGCCTGTAAGAGTTGCTACTGTACTATCTATTGCTAAAGTAACTGCATTGCCTGTTGCAGAACTACTAAGACCTGTACCGCCTGATACAGTTAATGTTTCACTATCTAAGTCAATCGCAATAGTTCCACTGTCTGTTGTAATGTCTAAGTCTTCTGCGGTTATTTGAGTATCTACATAGGCTTTAATAGACTGCTGAGAAGCAATACCTGTAGCACTGTTAGATGCCATGTTGTCTTCATCAAGGAAAGCTTTGCCGTCTAATATGTTTAGCTCTGCCGCTGTGGAGGTTACATTAGTTCCCCCAATGTCGAGCGTAGTAACACTTATTTCCCCTGCAACTGTAGCAATGCCAGAGGCCAAGGTTATTAAATCAGTATCGCTTGTATGACCAATAGTCGTGCCGTTAATAATGACATTATCAACAGTTAGGGTTGTAAGTGTCCCTAAAGAAGTGATGTTAGATTGTGCAGCATCAGTTACAGTTGCAGCAGTACCTGAAACATTACCAGTAACATTACCAGTTAATGGCCCTGCAAAAGCATCGGATGTTACTGTCCCATCAAAGAAAGCATCTTTAAACTCTAATGAGCTAGTACCTAAATCAATATCATTATCAGTAACTGGAACTATTGCCCCGTCTTGTATTCTTATCTGTTCTACAGCAGCACTGCTTACTTCAACAAAAAAGCCCCAGCGATTGTTGCTTGTATCTACAACAAGCTTATTTAAAAAATCCTGGTCACCAATAACTTCAATGTTACCGCCTTCTCCTGCTCCACCATCGTGTTGGTGTCCTGTCGTACCTGTAGAGGCGTAGGAAAATGCAGTAACTAATTGGTTGTATTCTGCGTTAAAAAGTGCTGCTGTGATTGTATCGCCATCGGTAAGCGTACTTTGTCTAGTGTAACTTGTTCCTGCCATTCGGTTATCTCCTACCTGATGGGACGTAATTTATATAGATGCCATTAATCGCGTAAGGCGGCTTTTGATCTGAGCTTTTAATTTGGAAATTACAAACAGTGCCACTACCTTGGACAGCTTGACGGAGCATTGGGTCAGAACTTGCGCCGAATACAGCTACTCCAAAAATACCTTGACCAAACAGTGAAGGTGTTGGGATGTTATTTAAAACATACTCTGGCGGCTGTGGTATTGTTGTATCTTCGTAATCGTATTTCATTCTTAATACTGGGGAAACTTCGCCTTCGGGGGTTACAGAAAGCTTAACATAGTGCATAGTCTTTCGTGTTCCTACGTCGCCAAAGTCGTAGTGTGGTGTTTGATATTGAGCAGTAATGTCTAAAAGATTTCCTGCGGCTGAAAAACTATTGCCTACGTTATGGTTATACACATACCCTTCGTTGTCTCCGTGATAAAGTTTTTCAACGCCAGTAGCTGCAAATCCAGAAGCAAAACCAGTTGCTTGTATGCCAAGCGTTTCGGCCCACTCAAAACCATTAGCGGTCAGTGTTCCTATAATGCCTTTAGCCGCCGCAGTAGACCCTCCGTCTGTATTGTAAAACAATCTGTATTGTGACTTACTTCTTAGGACTGAACTTGTAATATTAAATGAGTTTATAGAGTTTGCTATAGCTGAAATAATAGATTGTATTTGACGGCTAACTGATCCTAATTCAACGTCACCAATTCTTGATGTACCTGCAACAGAACGTATGCCGTCTGGGCTAAGGAATACTAAGTCACCACCAATTTCTTGAATACTATGTGAACTCAAGCAACCTACGTTTTGTGTAATAGGTACAATAGCAATGTTGTCAGAATCATTAATATTAATAAGCTTGTGTATGCTATTTCTACAAAAGATAATAAGATCGCTACGGAAGCTTTTAATACCAACCACTTGGTCAGGCAGTAAGATGCTTCCTGAACCAGTCCCCGAAAAGCTACTTGGGTCTAAAAGCGTACTATAATAAACTGTGTTTTTTGCGGTGGGCGCTCCTGCAACAACTAAGTGTTGATCATGAATAGCGCACACTGTTGGGGCTGTTGTGCCACTTACTGTGACTTCTTCTGCAAAGAATGTACGAGTAGTTAAGCCGCCTGTTCCTGTCATGCTAAATAAGAAAGGTTTATTAACTCCGTCAGTAATAATAATCTGTCCGTAGTCTGTGTTGCCTTCAAAGATTGTAAAAGATGTTTGAGCCTGTGAAGTTCTTGCGTCCATGCTACGGCCTGTAAAGGCTGTGTAGTTGTCTCCGCCACCTGCAACACTTGCTCTGTTAAGCTGTAGCCAAGCATCTTCTCCATCAGGGCTAAAAAAGATTCCATCGCCTGAACAAGCTATAAGACCATCAGCATATACTGATAGGCCCAGTATTTCGTTAGAGCCATTAGGACGAGTGTCACCAAAGGCTCCGTAGCCGTTTATACGGCGATATCCCCCATCTGCATCAACTTCAAAGTTTATAAGCTTTGTAGCTAATCCTGGCTGTGAGAGCATCTCAAGTTGGTTTAGGTTTGTGTTTAAACCTCCTTTACATGAAACACCATAAGGTTGCGAAGCTGCCATACTATACGAATCTCATGCGGTCATCTGAAATATACATGGGCGAAGGAGACATTAAGTTAGATCGCATACTTCGAAGTCCTTTTTTATAGTCTTCTTGTGCAAAGGCTGCGGCTTGCGGATTATCTTTAAACTGCCATATATAATATCTAGCTCTTGCCATAAGGACAGGTGCGTAGACATCGGGAAATACTATGGCATCACCGTGTGCGCTTAGTCGCGTAGGAAGGTTCCAGGCAAAATACCAAATACGATATACTTTATCTGGTATAGGACTAAGTCCAAACTGTCGCCCATCAGGGCTTCGGATAATTGCATTAGGCTTGCCATAGCTTTGAGTGTCTGCATCGTCTAAGTTTTCAGAAGTTTGCCTAAAGTCTTTCCAGTTTTCTAGTGTCATAAAACGTAAGTTCCCATCATCATAAGGGGCTGTCTCTCCGCTAACACCTACAGTAGTAAGATAAAAGTGATCCCAATCTACTGATCCATAATCTGTTGTAATACTAGAACTGGCGGGTTTTAATTCATACCAGCGAGTTCCAGCTACTGTTTCTAAATATACGTTGCCATACATTGGATCTGTTCCACCGCTATCGGAAACAGATAAAAAGGGCCACTGGGGTTCTTCGTTACTAATATCAAAATATGCACGATTAAGTGAGTCCTTAACGTGTTGCTGTACACCAACCGCATCTGAAAATGTTGAACTTGTTAACGTAACTTCATTGAGTTCTCTCAAAAGCTCGTTTGTTAACTCTAAAAAGGTTGTAGCCATCGTTTACACTGCCTTTGATTTAGTATTAGAGGTTTCTTTTTTACCCCAGATTGCATCCCAGTTGTTTTTATATTTTTCTTGATTTTCAGGTTTATACCAGCTTCCGGTAGCACCTAATGTTTTTCCTTTACGGTTGCCTTTAATCATTAGAGGCTTGGAGTTGCTTCCTAAAACAGCCATGTATTCTCCTTTTAAAAAAAAGATCAGGGGGCTTTTACACCCCCTTCTCTCATTACTTGCTTAGTCGATACCGTAAAACGCTGAAACCAAAGCTTCAGAACGTAATACTTTAGCGCCATACACATGCAAGCCTCGACAGATATCACCAAAGCTATCTGGGTCACGAAGAACCTCAGTGCTTGTGATGGTCTGTGCCGTAGCAGTAGAACTCATGTGTCCACCAA